TGCCCAGATTAACTTACCGGTGACTTATGGTGGTTGATATAACGGACCACCGATCGGCGCGCATGATCGCGGCAATCTTATCCTCGTTGAATGGACAGCTCTCACTCATAGGAGTGAAAACGAAGGTCAGGTGTTTCTTCACGAGATGCTCTAGGAGGTGCAGCACTCGTTTATGGTAAAGCTTCGACTCTCTCTTACCAATGCTACGCAGTGCGTGCAATACGTAGTCGTCACGGATAGCAATAACAGCTTTCGCGATCAGGCCAGTACGAGGATCAGTGAGATCGAAATCCAACTGTTCCTGCTGGTCGTAATGTTCTAAACCAGCATACATCATCTCTTTCCTGGTCACCTCGTCGTTGTCATTCTTGCCATGGATGAGGTTGGATACGTCAATGTGCAACTCAACACCTAATTTGGACAAGACCTCTAGGCCCTGCAGCTTGCCGAGTATAATCTGCGCTGCTTGCTGCGGGGAGGAGGCTGTTATGTTGCAAAGCTTATTAATTCGACGTTTGAGGTCGACGTAATAGCCTCGCATGGTGTAATAAGTTTGGCAGAATGGTATGACCATGTCAGAAAAGATACTGGTATCGCATTCGTCGGAACACGCAATATCAATTTCAAAACCTAACCGCTTCAAGGATTCTTGTACTTCGGGTATGATATCTGGGTTATTATAAAACAATAGAGTGTCGTCACCGTCGCAATAAAAGGTGAAATCTACAGACACAAACGGGTACAACATGGATCCTGCCTGTAAACAGTTACTTGATCCAGTATGTAAGTCGCCTGATCTTTGTTGTGCATTCGAATACTCTATGGCTCCATAAGTCTTAGCAGTAAGAATAGACTTTACGTCTTCCGCTGGTAATCCTATGGTGCCTAGGAACTCCTGCATGCCCTGGTATGAGGCGCCATTAAAGTGTCCGTCGAAATTCTTAAAGTCTATCGACGAAAAGTAGTCAAATTTGTGGGCCAAAGTCATAATTACTTCAGACCTCTGGTCACAATTCGACCCTTTCGCGAATAGGGGCAGACCGGTATTAGGATCAGTCATCGACAATACACGGTGTTCAAACTCTTTCATAAAATTCATAACTCTGTTGTTGAACGATGGGTCATTCGGGGTAATAACACGATTACCTTTCTTAAAAACGGAGCTGGAAGGAAGTGCTTCAGACTTGATGAACGTGGAATACTTTGCGTTATCGTTAAAGCCGGCTTTATTATCATAAGCGGATTCGTATTTCTTGAGTTTCTTGCCGCTGTAGTCTGACCAATTCGGCATACTATCCCAGGTTTCAATATAGCCGAGTTTCTGGCTGTTCCACATACTTGTTAGAAGATCTCGATGGTGAGCAGCTGGGTACATAGATCGCAACCCCGAGCGAGCAACACGTTTCATTGCGCTGGCGGCAATTGTGAGCTTATTTATAAGAGCAGTAATATACTCACGATAGGCCGGGTCGTCTGATAAATGTATATCAATTTGTTCTTTCTCCACCGGCGCATTTACTTTAACGTTGTATGCTCCCATGAGGATCTTGATCTGCGGATCTATCTGTGTCATGATCTCAAAGTTACCTTTATAATCAAAAACTGGTGCAACAGCCATTGTTAACTCGTGGTAATGGCTCACAAAACTAGCTTGAGGCCAGTTATGGGAAATGCAGAAGCTACGGATAAGTCTTGGGACGTTCGTGTAATTCGCTAGATGGGACCCCTGTCGGACTTGAACTATGCCGTAATCCGTGACATAGTACCATCCGTACGGCAATTTAGTTACTGGGTCCACTTTGTTCCTCCTATACCATTCTTGCAAAGTTCCAGCGTCTTTTCCATAAAACTGGACATTATACCCTTTCAACTTGACCAATATTTCATCAGGCCTCTGCCTCAATTTCAACATGTAATAGGGCAAGTACAGACCACCAGGCACAAAAGTTAAACCTAGTGGTGCAAAAGAGTAGTAGTAGAGCATATAAATGACGAGTGTTGAGGCAAACGTGGTCACCACTCCAGCGTGATCTACTGGATGTTCCATCAGGTCCACGTAAAAACACTCGGTTTCATTTTCAATGAGAGCGGCGTCAGTTGCGTCCTGTAGGTCGATTCCTTCGTAATCAGGACAATCAGGTATTTTAACTTCCTCCTCTTTGTATCTAACTAGAGCACATAAACTATTAGGTTCCTTAGCTGGGGTCAACTTGCCTGTACCTTGGGTAACAGGGCATCCGGGGACTATGAATTCCTCAGGTACTATTATCCTGTCTGTAGGTTTCATCAGTACAATACGTTGGGTGCCAAAAGTGGCTAAGGTCTCTATGCTGTAACCTTTGTAATAATCCTGGGAACCCCACGGGTCAGACATATCTGTCCAGAATTCGCTTGGTGCGCCTAAGGACGTACCTAAAACGGTGCCATTAGGATCACAGTAATATGAATATTGGTCACCGATATACAAACCGGGAGTGTATTTCTCTGTTACAAACAGGAACGTGAGACCAGAGTCCACTAGTCTATCAATAAACCTGTGGACGTACGAAGTAACGAATGCACCTACAATAACTAATCCACCATTACCACGGTGATTTAGCCATTGTTGATTGACTAACGACACAGAATATAAGTCCTTGGCCTTGATGTAACATGAAAGATAGCGTTTTAAGTAAGAAGTGCTGAAATGCTGGTTGTTCTTGTCGGATTTTACCACGTCGAACAGATGAGTACTACCTTGATGGAAGCCTCCAAGCACAAATCGTGGCATGCGCTCGTGAACACTGATGACTGCATTAGGGACATCGTTCTCCGCAGCTACCAGGTCGAGGTCCTCCGTTAAATAATCGGAAATGGGAAGCGTTTTCCCGCCTCCTGTGGCCTTCACTGGAAATAATTTGGCAGTTTCATGGACAAAATTGGACTTGTCTAGATTAGCGCTTAGAACATCAGCATTTACTCTAGCGCGGGAGGCTATAAAAGCTGCTCTTCGGGCGTAATCGTGTGAATGTGTGTTCGCTTCTACTACCTTTATCAATTTTGGTTCAACTTCAGAAAAGTTCATTTTATTGCGAGGGCGAGATTTATCTTCAGTTGAAGACTTTGGGCAACGATGGTCGTTATTTATAGACCGCCGACCATCAGCGGTGTTAACATCTTTAGTGTTGGTATTCA